GAAAACATATTTAATGATGGAAATAATTCTTTTACCTTAAGTGGTTTAGTACCTTGGTAAGTTGTTTGAGCCAATATAGCAGATCTATGATCTTCTCTCCAACCGTACGGTCTTGTTTCAAAATATTTAATCCAACCCATATATTCTTTGCTGGACATATTATAAATATGATCTAATGTAACACCTAATTGATGAGCCAATTCATATTCTGCTANCTCTTCTTCCCCAATTCACCACCTTTATCATCTGATGCAGCTAAACCATTATATACAAGAATTTCTTGTGATAGTTCAGTTAATGCTTTAATCGGAAAGTTTTCAAAATCTGAATCTTCCATTTCATTAGCACCTACAACAGTTTGTTTAAATATAGCACTTAAAGTTTTTATACCAGCAACATCATCGGTTTTATTTACATCTAATGTTTTTTGTAAATCCTTTATACCTCTAACTGTTAGTTGTTTTATCTCCACTTCCTGATCCAGGAACGGTACTTTCTTCGTTATCTCTATTATCTTTATGTGTTTCATTTTTAATTTCCTCTAAGGGTTTTATATATAAATGTTTATTATTCGATTCAAAGTCTTCCATCATTTTTCTAATTTTATGTAAAATATCTAATGTTTCAAAGACCTCGACTTTATTATCTACGTCCTGTAGCCTATCATAAGTTTTTCTTATTGATGTATCTACAGATTTTTTTATGTGTAAAGAAGTTATTCTTAATACATAATATTTATTAAATGGTTTATTATCCATGATTTTATCCTATACAATTTAATTAAGCTGGGTAATTAAACCCAGCCTAATATATATTTTATTATGCGTCAGCAAACGGACCAGTATAGTCAGTTGAAGTACTTAAAGTCAAAGTTGCCTGATTTGAATCAGTCAAATTTGGCGATACTTCAAAAGAAGCTATTTGTCCTTTTACGTAAAATGCAGCATTTGCACCAGTAGCTGAATTTTTTACATCCAACTGAAATACATATGTTAATCCATCTTGAACTAAAGCTTGAATTGTATCATGTACACTTGGTACATAATTCAAACTAAATTCTAGTGTTGGAGCATCAGACTGTCCTTGTATTTGGCTACTTACAGATTGTCCGTAACTAGGTACGTTAACAATGTTAGCAGGTTTACCAAATGAAGGAAATTCTCTGATGTTAGTAACATCTACCGCATTTTCAAAATCACCACCAACACCAATGAAGGTTTGATGTTCAGAATCTGAAGTTGGTAAAGTATAGTTACTATCAGCTTTGTATTTTAGTTTAGTGAAAATACCAGCACCTATATTTGAAATTAGAGCCATTTTTGTTTTCTTCCTTTATATTATTTTTGGTTAAATTGATTTGAAATTGACCGTATAGTCTACATTATATAAACCAGCGTCTTTTGGGTCAATTCCAATATTTGTTATAAAGCTATTAGTTGTTTGTAGATATCCAGAGATTACTTCTTGATCTAATAATGTTTTTAGTAAATCAGCAATTTGATATGCTCTTTTCATACCTGCTCCAGCTGGAACAAATATATTACATACAATTTGACCATTTGCTATTACATCTTGATAAGCTAATTCTGAAGAAAATGGTAATACAGAAACCCGTATCCATTCCTCAGCATTAATTTCCCCTTGATAATTCGCAGGAAATGCTTTGATGTTATTAGATGTCCAAGCGGTGGAAGCAAACAAACCTTCAACAGCTGTCAACATTTGTGATATTGTAGCCATTAAGATTCCCTTCCAACAGTTAAAGTAATAACATAATTATTATCTTCAAATTTATTTATTTTCCAAGTTTTACCTCTAAATACAACAGTGTCGTAATTATCAATTTTCTTAGAATCTAAATAATCTGAATCAAACATTAAATTACATTCTAGTCTAGGTGTATCATCGTTAGTTCTGAATTGATTTTCAACTACCGCTTTCGCAGTAAAAGAAGTATCAGTAGCAGTATCAACAGATTGTGTAGTAAAGTTATAATTACTTACAGTTTTATTTGTAAATACTATATCTTCACCAAGATCACCTATGACATTAAATGCCATTTTTACATTATTTTTAATTAGTTTTGAGTAACTCATTAAGCACCTCCACTAACTTTAACTCCTCTATTAGTTGCAGAACTAGCAGGATTATCGAATTTAACAATTATATTTCGAATATGGTCAGGTAATTCGTTAAAATTACTAATTCCAGATCCTAAATCAAATGTTAAAGAAATAGAGCCAACTTTTAAATCTTTCAATCTAGGCGAACCTGATGATTGATCTTCTATTGTGCTCATATTTTTAATCAAGTGTAATGCTAACTCATAGGTAGCTTTTTTGATATCTTCAGGAAAAGTTCCATAACTTGTTGTGCTTCTATCATCTACTAAAGTTTCATACCCACCAGATTTTGTATCCCAATAAGTAATATCTCTAGGAAACGATAAAGGATAAAGGGTAGTAGGCACAGCCGTTCCACCCCAATCCAAGTTATCGAGAATTCCTGTGGCTGTTACTAAAGCTCGTTCAACAGTTTCATCTGTAGCACTATCCCATGCAGATTGGTTAAGTCTATCATAGAAATAACTTTCTGCTTCTGTTATAGTTACAAATGAATTGTATCCTTTTTGTAAAGCCATTATTTTTCTCCGTATCTAATAGTTATAATATTAACCGTGATAAATTGGGAATAAACCAATTTGGTTAACGTTAGTAGCATGTACTGTCCAGTTTGTACCTAGAGCAAGATCAGCATTAGCAGGATATGCAGTTGCACTTCCAGCCCATGAGAATCCTTTAGGGTGCATTATATTACCCCATCTAGATAAAACAGTAACAAGACCACCACCATTACCAGCTAGTTCGTTTCTTTCAATAGCAGTTGGATTAGTCTGTGCAATATCAGAATAATGTACAGATCCAGCTTTAGCTAAGTAAGATACTTTTAAGCCTGCAGGTAGGTTAGCAGTTAACGATTGGTTGTTAATAATAAGTCTAATTTTTCCACCTAGAATAGTAGAGAAATTGAAGTTACCGTCTACAACTGGAGCAACATCAAGAACGTTTTGTTTTCTCATAATGTTGTAAGTTGCAGTATCAACTACTAAGTAGTAGAAAGGCTCTTCAAATTCACCTTTAACTTCAGTGATAGCATCTAATAGAGTATCAAAGAAAGCAGATCTATTGTTAGTTGTGTTTTCAATTGCAAATAATGGATTTGGATCATCACTAGCATCAGAACCAGTATAGAAACCAAAAGTACCAACTTTAGCAGCAGGATCAGAAGTACCAATTGCAGTTGCACCCCAAATTTTGTCAGATACACCATTTAGGATAGATCTTAATTGTAGATCTTCTCTTCTTGCTCTAACTGAAGCAAATTGAGATCCTAAGTATGATAAACCATCAACTTTTGAGATTAGCTTTTGAACTGACATTTCTTGTGCAGCGATATGATCAATATTTTTGATATATACTGCTGATTTATTTGATACTGCCATTTCATTAATAGCAACATCAGTAGCAGTTTCGTTCTGTTTGTTAAAAGTAGTTGGATCAGTAAAATCTAACCATCTTAATGTACCAGTGTAATTTTCACCTGAATCATTGATTCTTGCGTCAGAACCAACCATAGCAGTTGATGTTAATAACGCAGCATCTGCTCTTCCAGCTTGTTCGTAAGCAGAAATTGCTCTTGCAATGTTATTAAAGTTTGAACTTATTACAGTCATTTATTTATTTTCCTTTTATTATTTAAAGCACATAACTGTGCGGTTATTATTATAAAAGATAGGTCTTATTGAGACCAATCTCCAGCAACCTTAATTTGCCCTTTGCTAACAGCATTAAGCATTTCATCGGTTGACATATCTTTTATAGATGACACAGGAGTAGTTCCTGTACTTGGTTTGGCTGGAGTTATTCCAGTTCCAGTGTTCGCTTTAACAGAAAAAAAAATGAATTACCCTCATCCTTAGCATAACTTGACACTGTCTCATTAATACTAGTTCCGTTTTCATTCACCCAATTTCCTAAAGCGTCTTTCTTTAAACCTTTTACAATATCTGAATAAGCCATATTAGCAGCTTTTTCAGATTTAAAGTTTAAAGAGTTAAGTTGAGAACGCACAGCGTTATCTCTGCTTAATTCTGTGTTCTTTTGTTCATAAGTCTCAAGCTTAGCACTCATCTCAGCTATTTTCATTTGCATAACTTCTGAATGTTTACCTTGTTTTTCTAAGGCTTCTATTTCAGCTTTTTGCTTTTCACTTTTAGCTTCAGCAACAGCAGCAAGAGCATTATCTCTTTCTGTATATGCAGAATCTAAATTAACTTTAATGTTTTTAATAGCTTTAGAAACTTCAGCATCTACAAGTGATTTAATATCTACTTGTTCTGTTTTAGTCTCTTCTACTTTAGTGTTGTCTTGTACTTTTATTTCTTCACTCATTATTATCTCCTTGGGACACGACCCTTGTTATATTTTTTAATGAACTTATACTT